GGCGAGTGTTCGTTCTCGGCGGCTTACGACACTTCCCATCTGACCACCCTTTACGGCCAGGTCAATACGAACGCAGCGATATCGATCTCGTTCCCGGACGGCGCCTCCATTCTTTTCTGGGGGTTCATTGATTCGGTTTCGGTCCGTTAGAAGGTCGGTTGCTGTTGCCAGATCGAAGGCGCCGGCGATTGCCAAGTTGTTCACGATGGGGAGGGCTTCGATTGCTTGTGCCGCACTCAAACCAGCAGAGGCGAGGAAGAAATACGCCTCGGCCGCATCCACGGAAGACGTAACGGTGGTTTCACCGATGAGTATTGCCGCCTCCTCCATCTTGCCGATTACTTCTTTGGAAAGGGTGTTCCCAAATTCATCCCGCATGATGGCCGTGGACTTGGTCATGTTGTCATTGAACTTGGCGAAGGCATGAATCCCAATGCCGGCGAAGGCCAACAGGGGGGCGGTGATGTACTTGGTCATCGCCCCGCCAACATTCTGCATTCCCTTGCCGACCTTCTTCAACGAAGCGCCGGTCTTCTGGGCAAAGTTCTTAACCGCTTTCTCGGACTGCTTGAGCGCCTTTTCTAACGCCTTGGCGTCGCCGGCTATCTTCACAACCAGTTCTTCAATTTCGCTTGCCATTATTCGTCACCACCTCGAAGGAGGCCATCTGGGTTTGTATTTTCCTCGTCGTCGTCGTCCTTATCCTCTTCCAATGCTGGGGGTTTTATTCCAAGCGCCAACGCCCACATCGCCTTCTGATGCTGGAGTTCTTGGCGTTGCTTCTTTTTCTTTCGCTGTTCCCTGGGAGTGGTAAATTGCAAAAGGAAATCGTCGTGCTTCACGCGGTTGGGTTTCTTGGATAACACCCTCCGAATTTCCGCCGCAATCATCGCGAAGTTATGATCGTCGCGATGGAAGCGGGCAGCTTCCTCACTGATGTAAACTTTCCAGAGGGTGAACTCACTACTGGAAATCCTTCGCTGTGCTTCTTGGAGGGTCATCCCAAGTCGCTCACAAAGATTTAACCATAGCAAGGTCTCCCCCTGGTCTAATCGTTTCCCGCTGTATCCTCAGCTTCGTCGTCCATGCCGGACATCTGTTTGGCCTTGTTGAACAACGCAGTTTGAACACGGGCGGGGAACCCTTGGATGGTGTCGAACTCAACACAAGTCCGCTCCCCATCACTTGCCAACTTGAACAAGCAACGGGCCAGCAGGTTTGCTTGGAGGCCATCGAAGTCCTTCAGGGTCGAATCCCCGTCCCCGGATATATTCATCTTGGCTCCAATGAAACCAAGATATTTATCCCTGGCTGACCCGTCCATCTCTCGCAAGATATATTTGTCAACCGCCTTCGAGGTTGGGTCTTCCAACTCCACTTCAATTTCAGCCAGCTCCAAACTGAACCGCATCACACCATCGTCTTGAACGTCTTTATCATCTGCCATCTTGATCTCCTAAAATAAAACACAAACAGGAAAATCCTCTGAGGGTAAAACACCCCCAGAGGAAATTCATGAACCTAGCCAAACACTGGCACCTTCTCAACTGCTGGGTCGCTGTTGTCGGCATTTGTGCAAATGACGGTGACGTCAGACCGAAACCGAATCAATGAACCCCCAGAAAAGAATGGAGGCGCCGTCCGGGAACGAGATCGATATCGCTGCGTTCGTATTGACCTGGCCGTAAAGGGTGGTCAGATGGGAAGTGTCGTAAGCCGCCGAGAACGAACACTCGCCAAGTTCTTTCAAGACCTTGGGTTGCTTGGTTCTCATTGTCGTGTTGCGAAGGGTTGTGGTATCAATTTCCCCGCCACCTTCAAAGGAGGGTGGGGTGATACTTACTTCCCAGAGGGTCGTCCCATTTGCGAGTGTAATAGTTGTTCCAGTGCCATCTTCAAATCGTGCCATGAGTTTTCTCCTATGGTTAAGTTTCGGCGATGGCCACTAGGCTGTTCACCGAAAAGGTTTCACGTCGTCGTTTATCCGGTTCCGTTCCTAACACGAAAAACGAAGTCCGGGTGGAGTTCCAAAAGGTGTACGTTGTTGAATTATACGTCACGCTCGTCAGTTTCACTACGTCAAGTTTATCCATGACCAATTTCATCTGCGTCCAGCCGTTGGGATAGGTGTCGGCTCGAATCACAACCTGGACACCGAAGTGATAAAACACCTCCCCATCCCGTGACGCCCTACCATTCTTCACGCCGGCAGTGTCGTACACGGCCAGCGCCTTATCCTTGACCGAATCATCATCCGGCATTGTGCCGATAAAGATTGGCCAATCATCGTTCGGTGAGGCCACTGGATCAACGCCAACCGACTCGTCGATCAGATATTGCTTCACAATTCCTGCTGGTGAATCTGTTAGGTTCATGCGTTCCTCATTGCCTTTACCAATTCCTCTGTAATCTTCGGCAGGAGGCGGCGGTAGGTCTTCTCTAGGAACTTTGATTTGCTAGGGTGAAGTTCGTGGACGTAAATGGCATAAGCCTGTCTGTATCCAACCGTCACCACCGTGTCCGTTCCCTTGCCTTCGCTCATCGTAAATGCGCTAAGCTTCAAGGCACCCGTGTCGACGGGAGTCACTTTCATACTCTCCCGCTGCACCAGCAGCCCAGCCCGTTTCAACGCCTTGCCAAATGCCCTTTCCATATCCTCCGTCGCGCCTTCAAGGTCTTTCATAACCTGTTTTGCGTTCAGAACTTTTGCGGACATTCTCATAGCAGCGCACTCTTGAGAAATTCAGTTGCCTTGAAATTGGGGATGCTTTCGTACTTCCTGATTTCCCATGCGTCGTTGTCCGCCCTGGGATTGGCAGGGGCTGAACCAATCACCCCCAGCCACAACATACCGCCCAGCTCTACCGTCTGACTCACGTAGACCCGGGCGTTGCTTACTTGCACCTGATTTTCCGAGTCCAAGAATTGCTCAGCTATTTCTTCCCACCGACACGTGATAGCGGTCGCACTTCCCATCGTGGGCTGGCCATAGGCGTCATAAGCACCTGGCGCCCAGTAGACCGCATCCTGTTTCCGCATCTTTGTGATTACGCTCATGACTGCCTTTTAACTTGGCGCCGAGGTTGTTGTTGATCCCAGCCACAAGACTTGAACCTGGTATGGCTTGCCCTTGTCGAGAGAACGCAGACCGCCGTTCGTGTCCAGCATCATTGCCTGCTGCCCGTAAGTAGTAACAGACAAATTCAGGTCGACTTTTTCTTGGTAATTAACACCCACTGACCCAGCCTTTTCAGACTTCACCCGTGGGTCGCGAATGGCATAGAAGTGGGCAGCAAGCCACCGCTCGATCAGTTCCAAGCGTGAGGCGCTGTAAGCGGTGGCCGGCCCATTGGTCACGCACATTTCAGTGACCAATTCATTGGACGTGTTGATGAACGAATCCATGTCCGCATCAACAGCAATGATTGAGGTGTCCACCTCAATGATTTTCTTCACATCCGCGATGGTTGTTCTGGCCATTGTCTCCTCCTGTTAATCAGCCAAAATAATCCTCCACGAACGGCTGAACCTTATCTTCCTCGAGAGGGCTTTCATTGACTGGGACACCATCGTCAAACACCCAAAAGCCGTCCGCCTTTTTCTCCACCGATAATCCATCAGGGACAAAACCGGCAACACCAAAGGCGACGGCTAGGTTGTCTGACTCCTCATCTTCCTCTTCGCCCTCCTCATCTTCCTCTACCTCCACCTCCACCTCGACCTCGACCTCGACTGGTTCGGCCTCGGCCTCGACTGGTTCGGCAGGGATAAAGTCACCGCCAACCAGCTCGAATTTCTCGCTACCGAAAACAGCGAGCAAGTTCAGCTCGGATTCAATTACATCACCTGGGCGAAAGATTTCTCTTCCCTCAGCATGGGTTCCAGCCTTCAGTTTGAATTGTGCCATGATCTGTCTCCACGAAACGCCGAACACCTGGGAGGCAGGGAGTTCCCCTGCCTCCCAAGTTGATCAGCTAGTTGTTAAGCATGCGTCCCATGGACGATGCCGGTATTGCTGTTGAAGTCAGCGCGCAACTGCGGAACCAAGATG